AAATAACATTACCGATCAGGAACGAGAAACACTGCCCCTGATCTCGATGCCCGATATCGTTGCTTGGATTGAAGCCAATAGACGTTTATCTATTGTAAGTTCCAGTGAAGTTGGAATGAAGCGGATGTCCCGGACACCGTTCTTCAAGCCAATCCTAGCAGATATGGTAGATGATAATGTCAAGGAAATAGTGATAATGAAGTCAGCACAGATCGGAGCCACCGATTTATGTGTTGATTTCCTGGGATACCTAGCGGCAAATGACCCATGTCCTGTGGCCTTCTTCCTGGCGGATGAGAAAACTAGCAAGAGAATATTCAAAGACCGTGTTCAAGAGTTCTTCAAAACCAATCCTATTTTGCATAGTCTCCGAATCGAAGGTAAAAAGACACAGAACAGCGAACTATATTTGCGTAATGGTTTCAACCTGATTATGACTTATGCTTCCTCAATCGCCCAGACAGCTTCAAAGTCTTTTCGAGTCTTGATAATGGATGAGATCGACAAGAATGGTTACCAGATCGTGGGGCAAGAAGGCTCTACGTTAGGTCGTATCAAGGAACGAACCGAGAGCTATGAAAACTATAAGTTAATAAAGCTATCGACTCCGACGACCGACAATGGTTTAATCTACAAAGAACTACAGAAATGTGATGTTGTTTACGACTGGTTTGTCCCGTGTCCTAAGTGCGGGGAATACCAGCCTCTTAGGTTCGAACAAGAAACTTATAAGGCCGAGGGCCGAGAATTTGTAAGTGGTCGGGTTGTTTGGGAAGGCAGCAAGGAAGCAACACCTCAGATGATCGAGGATAGTGCTCGTTATGAATGTGCTTTCTGCAAAGAGTTATGGACAGGTTATGAAAAGAACAATGCTGTTGAAAAAGGTAAGTGTGTATCCCAAAAACCAGTTGTAGGTAAGGTCATAAAGAAAGGTTACAGCTACTGGAGAGGCATATCTTGTCTTGCTGGAGGTAGCCTTGCTCGTATTGTTCAGTCATATCTCGATTGTAAAGACGACCCAGGAGACTTACAAAACTTTGTTAATAGTGCCTGTGGTCAGCCCTACATCCAGAAGGCCGTAAAACTGACGATTGCCGAGTTCGAAATTCTCAAGAAACCTATACCCCACAACACTGTCCCCAATAATACTATCGCCTTAATCGCAGGAATAGACTCCCAGCACACTGGAGTTTGGTATGTCGTTCGAGCTTTCAATCCTTCGGGCGGTTCTTTGTTGATCGACTATGGCTACCTACCCGGAGACAATGACGATGAGCAACTCGAAAACTTACTTTACGAGCGAGAATATCTTGGAGTGGACGGGAAAAAGTGGAAGATATGGCGGGCCTTCCGGGATGTTGGTGGAGGCGATGACAAAGACACTAAGGTCAGCATCACCGAACGTGTTATGATATGGCTACGGAATAATAAGAATCGAGGGGTTCAATTGTTCGGGTGCCGAGGTGCTAACATGGCAATGGAACAACGAGTAAAATTATCGAAGCCGACCGACACAACTCCGAGTGGCAAAGCACTCCGGGGTTCAATTCAATTAGCCCGTATCGACACCACCAAAATGAAAGATGCATTATATTATCGTTTGGAACTAGCTCGGCGAGGGGAAGAAAACGGAGCTTATTTGAACCAGGATGTTGAAGAGATTTGGTTCAACCATATTACTGCCGAAGAAAAGAGAATTGTTAAGGGGAAAGAGAAGTGGGTTCTGATTCGCCCTAATAACCACCTACTCGACTGTGACACCTATGCACATTCCGCAGCTGAACGATGCTTCTTAGGCGGTATTGGAGCTTTAAAGCGACCTATGTACTCAGGAAAAACTAGAAGAATACCCGATCAACCTGCCCAACCAGCTGTAATACAACCAGTTCAAGAGCGAGCAAGCCCTCTACAAACACCTGTAATCAGACCAAATGTATCTGAATCATCCAATCCTTATCTCACAAGGAGGTAATACTGATGAGCTTTCCCTTTGATTTAGCCCTGAAAATCGTGGCTATAACCTCTCAAACCACTGAATATACCCTCGATAAAGGGGCCAAATGCCCGCTTTGTGGCACACCTAATGCTCATGTTCACTCATTGAAGGACGAACGAAATCGATATCACAAGTGCCAAGTGTGTGGTTGGAACTTTAAATCGTATTGTTCGGAACAAATCTATTATAAAAAGAAAGGAAGGACTAGAGCTAGTTATAAACTGGAGAATCCTGAAAATCGGGAGAAACCAATAGTCGAATCATTGACTTTCATCGAGTCATATAGCATATTGAATATTGAGAAGAGGTATAAAGATGGCGACAGCAATTGAACTAGCGGCATATTTAGTGGAGTTAAAGGCGGCCAGATCAGCTATATTACTGGCTAAATCTTATACTGTTGGCAATCGAGTTATGACCAAAGCTGATGAAAAATGGGTATCTGCTGAGATTGCAGAAACTGAATACAGACTAAGCATCAGGACACGAGGCAACAGGGTAGAGCCTCGATTCCTGAACAACAGGGGATAATACGATGGCTACAGAACTTGTTATAACAAAACTGACTAGGACGGGACACTCGGTTGGAAGCAAGACAGCTTTTGCTGCCGCCGGAATGTATTTTTCAAACCCTTGGGGCGAAAAGGTTTTCTTAGTAATAACTTCAACTCACTCGTCCCCACAGACCCTGACGATTACTCAATACCCTGGGCAAACTTTGGATGGTGTAACACCCGCCAATAAGACTGTCACCCTTCCTGCAACTGATACAATCGTAGTCGGCCCTTTCTTACAATCGAAATACAACGACAGTTCTAACTATGTTCAGCTTGCAGCAGCTACTTTTACTGGTGTCTCATTACTTGGATTCAAGTTGATAGACGAATAAATGAAGATAACCGATAGAGTATTTATGGCAATGGAGCGTCTTTTTAAGTCGCTCAGAAGCCAACCTCGAATCATAACACCAGAAACAAGTTCCAACCTAATGAGAGATAGGCAGAAAGAAGAACGATCATATTACGCTGCTTCTACTAACGGCCCTTCAGGACGTTGGAATCCTTCTGGTTTTTCCGATGGCGACACCGATATTATAAAAGACGGTGTTAAAGTCCGAGCTCGAATACGAGATTTGGAACGGAATAATGCCCAAATTTCAGGGGCATTCAACCGTGCGGTTCTTAATGTCGTAGGCGATGGAATGAAATTTCAAAGCAAGGTGAACGATGGAGAATCTATTGACATCAAAACTTCCAATAAAATCGAAGATTATTTTGAACATTGGGGGAAAACTGCCAACGTTAATAACGACTCGTTCTTTGATATCCAAGGTGTCGCTTTCCGAACCTTCATCCGGGATGGAGAAGCCTTCGTTATCAGACGATTCGACAGCAGAAAACTCAAATACCAAGTCATAGAGCCCGATCAATTAGACCAGATGCATCACGGAATATTGGGCAATAACAACTATGCGATCAAAGGCATTGAATTTAACCCTTGGGGTAGACCGGTCAGTTATAGAGTTCTCGATGCACATCCAGGAGACGCGGTTCAGCAAACCACACGATATCGCTATCAGGACATACCTGCTTCAGATGTATTCCATATTTTCAATAAGAAACGCCCGTCTCAAAGACGAGGCATAAGTGAATATACGAGTATTATATTGGATGTATTTGACTCTGCTGAGTATACCGATGCGACAATGACAATTGCAAGATTAGCCGCCGCCTATGGAATCTTTATCGAGACCCCTTACCCTGCCGAGTATGTTGACTTAAGCGACGAAGAAGTTATCACATACGACAAGAAGTCCAAGACTAAGAACATTGGTTATGTCGCACCTGCGGCAATGAACTATATGAGACCTGGGGAAGTTGTAAAGTCAGTAAGTCCTGCTCAACCCGGAAACAACTACGAGGCTTTTATAGCCTCACGTGATCGTCGAGCGGCAGTCGGAGTAGGCCAGAGCTACGAGTCCTTTGCCGGGGACTATAGCAAAAGCACCTATTCATCTGCTCGACAAGGTATGCTACTCGAACGGCAATTATATAGATTCTTCTCAAGTTTCATGGACAAGAAGCTCAATTATCCAGTACTAGAGCAAGTTTTAGACTACGCAAATCTATCTGGTGAATTGATTTTGCCGGGGTATTTCATCGACAAAACCAAATATCTTAAAGGTCGCTTTACTCGGCCCCGCCATGAATGGATAGATTTGGAGAATGAAGCTAACTCTAACAGGGAAGAAATCAAACTTGGTGTTAAAACAAGAAGACAAATAGCTGAAGATCGTGGCGACGACTGGGAAGATTTGATCTTGGAACTATCACGGGAAGAGGCACTCATGAAGAAGTTAGGTCTTGCAGTTCCTCAATCTGTGTCCCAAGGGTCATCTCGTCCAATCGTTCCCGATACTGTAGTAGGAGGCGACAATGCCGCTTAAACTAATGATGGTCTATAGGGAATTCGTCAAGCCAGTCTCGTTCGATAAGCCCACTAGAACGATGTCTGTTGTAGCTACGACTGAAGACCCTGTGTTAATGCCTGACTATGAACGATGGGAAATGGTTCCTGAAGTTTTGTTGATGTCAGGTCTGGAACTACCTGAAGTAGGGTCAGTTCCATTACTCGATTCTCATAACCGGGAAAGCACGGATGATATCCTGGGGACTGCGCATGACTTCACAGTCGAAGAAGATGAGCTAGTTTGTAAAGCCACATTCTCCGCCAGTGATGAGGGCGAAAAAGCTATGCTTAAAGCTGAAGAAGGTCATCTTAAAGATGCTTCAGTCGGTTACACACCTCTTAAAACAATCTATATCCCAGAAGGGGAATCATTGGTTCAAAACAGTAAGTCTTATACAGGGCCGATGAATCTAGTTACTAAATGGAGACTCTTGGAATTGTCATTAACCCCGATAGGTGCGGATGCAAGGGCTAAGATAAGGTCGCTATTACAAAATAAGGGAGGGCAGGAAATGCCATCAGAAATCAAGAATGTTGTAACTAACGAAAAACCTGAAGAGGTTGCCGTTAATTTGGATGCCGTTCGAAAAGAGTCCGAAGAAAAAGGACGCAAGATGGAACTTGACAGACAACGCGAAATCAAAGGCATCTGCCAAATTCCCGGAACTGAAGAACTTTGCCAGAAGTTTATTGACGAAGGTAGATCAGTAAGTGAGACTAAGGACATGGTTTTGAAACATTTGTCAGAAAGTAAAGCCCCTGTTTCTACATCCGATTACGATATTAGAGCTGGAGCCACCCAGACTGAAAAGTTCAGGGATGCCGCAGTTGATTCCCTTACCATGAGAAAAGTAGCTGTTGCTAACCCTGCTGCTGGTGCCTCAAGCTTGTCTCGAATGGGTTTCGTAGACTTGGCTCGGGAATGCTTGGCTCAAACTGGTGTCAGAACTATTGGTATGGGCAAGGAAGAAATTCTTAGAGCCGCTTTCGGTAGAAGCTCAATCGGAACTAGCATCATTGGTAGAACTTCAGTTCCTTCGATGGGAACCAGTGACTTCGACTATATTCTCGCTAACTCCGCAAATAAGATTCTGTTACAAGCCTTCGCTCAAACCCGATCGACCTTTCAGCAATGGATGAAGATTGGTCAGCTCAATGACTTCAAAACTTACGATCGCGTTAGACTTAGCGATGCACCTGGTTTTGATCTAGTTCCTGAAGGTGGCGAAGTAAAATACGGAGCTCTCTCCAACACTCGCGAACAGATCAAACTTTACACCTATGCTAAGAACCTCGCCTTCACAAGAGAAGCTCTTATCAACGATGACCTTTCGGCCTTCGACCCCTTCATGATGTATGGTTCGGCTGCAAAGCGCAAAATCGAAGCTATTGCTTATTCACCTCTTACCGATAACCCAACCATGGCTGACACTGGTGCCCTATTCAATTCCACCGCTGTCACATCCGCTGGTGGGCATGCTAACCTCGCTGGAACAGCGTCTGACCCCAGTGCTTCAACGATCTCTGATGGCGAAATGGCTATGTGGGCTCAAGCCGGCCCCAACGGAACCGAACTTGGTATTCGCCCCAAATTCTTCATCTCTGGTATCTACCATAAAGCCAACATCTTCATTCTGTTGAATTCAATGTCTCTCCCGATCGCTCAGATGTCCAGCAATGTTGCTAACAACCTTAGGGATATGGACTTCAACGGTGGATACGTGCCCATTCTTTCCCCAGTATTCGCTTCGACGAACCGCAAATGGTTCCTCGCCACTGAATATACCCAAGAACCGACGATCGAAGTAGCTTTCCTTGATGGTATCCAGAATCCTACTGTCACTGAATTCGACCAGTCACCCAACACACTTGGTAAAGTCTATCAAGCCGTTATCGACGTTGCCGCAAAAGCCCTTTCATTCCGTGGCATGTATGAGAATGCAGGAGTATAACATGAAGAACAATAACAACAACAGTATCGTAACTGGACTGATTGCCCTCACCGTCTTGGTCGTGTCGGTTCTCAGCATGACTGTTCCTACCCCTTCAGTCGCGTCAGTCAGCGATGTAACCATTGGTAAACCAGGTGGAACAGTAGCTGTTACCACATGCACGAGCGTGACTAACGTTGTCCACCAGGATGAGCTTGCTCATCTTTCTGCAGGTCATGTTAACACCGACGAACTGGGAACAGGCGTTGTTGGTGAAACATCCTTGTCAGTTGGTGTGACTACTGCTACTTCAATTGGAGCCCTGACTGCTGGCACCAAACAGATTGAAATTATACCTTCAGTCGCTATCAACTATGGTGGGGCCGGTGTTGCTACTGGAACAGGTCTAGCAGTATTGGCTGCTAATTCAAGGACAGTTTGGAAGGTCTCTACGACTACCCCAGTCCTTTATTTCATAGGCCAAACCACCACTGGGACTGTTAACGTTATCCACGTTAAGTAAGACAAAGAAGATAGGAGAATAAAAATGTCTGTAAATTTCATTGAAGAAGGCGAAAAAATGACCTTCACAGCCACTGCCGCATATAACAGTGGTGACCTCGTAAACCTTGGTAATGGATACTTCGGTATTGCCGATAACGATATCGCTAATGGTGCTGTTGGTTCAGCATCGGTTGAAGGTGTCTTTGAAGTTCCTAAAGACTCTTCAGATTTCACATCACTCGTTGGCACTACTGCTACCTTGTATGTCGTCACTGCATCCAAAGCCCTCTCAGTCAGTTCAGGTTCAGCAGTATTGGCTCTGAACGTCAGAATCTGGGAAGCCGCTGGTGTCGCCGCTACTGTCGTTAAAGTTAAGTTGATCTAAGCCCATGACCTTCTCCACACTATTAGAATCCGACTTGGCGGTGTTTTTTAATACCGCTGAGTTTGGTTCTGTGGGGATTTATTACGATAAACGAGGTGGGGAAAAGAACATCACTGTAGTTATATCCCCACTAGGTGATCTCTCCAGCTATACCACAGGGCAGGCTCGAATAGCTGAGATACTCATCAAGAAAAGTGATATTGCCCATCCCGATATTTACGACGAAGTTTTAATCGAAAATAAACGGTGGAAGATAGATCAAATCATAGAAGAACAGCAAGGTTTGTGGAAAGTATTAGCCTCAAGAGATCAACGGAGTAAGACCAATGCTTAATATCACTGTTGATAACGACGAACTGATTAAGAACCTCACTGACTTACCTAAGAAAGTAGATCAGTCTACTGGGGTTGGGTTCAAATCAGGTGGAGCGTTCATGGTCGATCATCTTAAATCAGCTATTGATTCCAATGAATTTGGTTGGCCTGAACGAAACAGCGTTGTTGCTGGCACGATAAAAGCAAATCCTCCGGGTTCCGGCAGAGGCACTACAACTTCCGATGATTCCGGTTTCTGGGGCAAGGCAAAAGAATAT